ATTTACTTCTAACCCTTCACACGCCCATTCAACTACTCGTCGAATTTTAGTGATGTCTAAAGGACGAGTTTCTCCACTTCTTTGAATTACGTTAATCATTTATTTACTCCTACAGATTTTTAAAATTGTGATAGCCTTGTGGAATTTTCTGTAACGTGATCGCCGATCTTTTTTCTTCCCTCTTCAAACGCTGAATTATCAGTTGTTTCTAAAATTTGGATCAATGAGTTATATCTATTATGAATACGCCTAACTTCAGCAACAAATTGTTCATGCGGTATCTCACGCCAATATGACTCATGCAAGGCACGAGCTTCATGTTGTAGTGCTGTTAAAACATTACCAGCCTGTTTGTGCAAACCAGCCTTCCGATCTACGCCAAAAGCAGACGCTAAACCTGTAACAAGTCCAGATACCGCAGAAAATGAGCCAATCCAAGCCGGAAAGCCGATAGCAGTTAGAATGCCACTAATTGCTGCAATGCAAGAAGGTACAATCAAAAATAAACGCGCTTGAAATTCTGCTTTGTCTGCCATGACAAAATGAGCTTGGGACGTATAGAGGCAATTCTCTTCTACAATCTTGCACTCGTTTATCAGATGCTGAATATTCTTAGATGGGCTATTCATGATGTTTGTTCATCGTAGAGTCAAGAGCTTGTAAGCAATATTTTTATTCAAGAAGGAAAGGCATTTCCATATATTTCTATCCACTCACCAAATTTTGCAAGCATTGCGGCTTGGCAATCTTTCACGTCCTCAACTTCGCATTTTTCTGTCAATTTGTTTTCTATCCATCTGTCTGCCTCGATAATCTCAGGATGCCATTGATAAATCCACTGCTTACAATCTTCTGCCAAATCGTCCCAATTGGTGCGATTTGGCAAATCGTCAGTCATCCATTCTAATACTTCGTATATCTGATCAAAGCCGTTACCTTCGCTTGCGTCTTTTGGTTGTGTCAGTAATCGCCCGCTAGTAATACTTAGAACTGCTAGTGTTGGGAAATCTTTTTTAGTCATTTATTTACTCCTAATTTTTGATTTTATTTCTTGATTTTCAAGCTTATCTAGAAACTGTAAAACTTTTAAAGCATCATACAAAACAACGTGCTTGCCTCGTTTATTAATACAGCAGAGTTCTCCGATAGGACCGTGACTTACTAGCAATCGAGTTGATTCTGTTTCTAGAGTGATAGTTTTATGTCCGTTAGCAATTCTATCACAGCAAAATTGCCTTAATTCCTTTAATTCCATTTTATTTTAATTAAACACTCCTTTCCATTCGGTTCTTTCTCGTTTACCATGTAATTTAATTTGAAGTAATTACATCTTTGTCGGTTGCCAATTGATTGATATTCTCAGTCTATCATAAGTTCCAGCTTTTATAAAGCCACACTCTTCTAAATATTCTATTAAAGGTTTAATTCGTGTTCTAGGAAACCCTAGAGTATCAGCTAATTCTGTAATATTAATCATTGTAAATTTGCCGTTATTTTTTTCTTTTATTGACTTTGCAGTAGATATAATGATCTGTCCTTTTATAGCCAAATAAGCTTTTAAGTTGCCATAATATTGTTGTCCTTTTGCTGTCTTTAAAGAGTTAATTATAGCAGTCTCATTGCCGTTAAAACACAGGTTGCAAGGATTAACATAGCAAGGGCATTTATACAGATAAGTGCCGTCGGGAAAGGATTGTCCTTTTGGGATGATTTGTGTTGGCATTTATTTATCCTGAGTGTAATTTGTTTTTAGTTGAGATGCCCGTTCAATTTCTCTAGCTAGGTAGCCGATATGAAAAGATTGAATACTGGGACAATCGGCAATTATTTGACGGATTAGCTTCAAAGGATTCTTACCTTCCCAATTTCCCACAAATTCACCGTTAGGGGTTAGCTGACTGACTGTGATATTATTGCCATCTGTTTCTACTAAGAAGTTACCAACGGGGTCACTGTAGCCTCGAAACTCTTGACTAATAATTGATTGGTATTGATTGTCAATTAACTGTTGTACGGTTTCCCAGCAGTCATCGTAAATATGGGCTGATTGACTAATGGTAATCAGTGGACCCATTGTTAAATCGTACTCAGATTGACTAGCAATTTCATCTCTGATATGATGCTGTAAAGCCCGTAATCCCATTGCATTAGCCGGCCAAGCGGAAAACATATCATTACTTCTAAAGGTAGCTGTTAAAGACAGTTCATTATCTACTACTCTTACCCAGATATGATTGAGACAGGGAGATCCGCTGTGATTATGATCTGAATCTCCTTTTTTTCTTTCTCCTCGCACGATTGTATGATAATCGTGTCCACGCCAACTGTTATGTTCGGCAAGTATTTGATAGTTTCCACTCCCGCTATCCCAAAGGGACATAACGGCACTGGCAGAGTCGATTTCTTTGATTAATTTTGTGATAACTGCTTTAATCTGATCCTGACCAAACCAAGAGCGTAATCTTTGACCGTAGGTATATTTAACTCCTTCCCGATAATTGGCATCATCAAGTATTTGTGGGATATAGTTCTTTAGATATTTTTTATCTAAAGGTAAGTAATTAGGTTCTGGAAAATAAAAGTCTTCTGGTTCATCGGTAACTATCGCCATTAAATCAATTAATTCTTGCCATTTACCGTCATAGCCAGTAGGTCTGATAGTGCCAGTAGTTTTGATTCTTTGCAGTATTTTTATCCAAGTTTCAGCAATGGTTTTACCTTCGATCCGATGACCATAGAGCGGTCCAGGTTTTACCTCTGATGTAGGTTCATTGTAGGGAAAAACCATTGGTTCTGCCCACGGTTTATTAGCACCATAAACTGATAGCCTCAACATCAGAATTGCGTAAGTTGTGAGACTATCTCTTAAAGTAACAGAAGACCGTAATTGATTTAAAACTTCTAAAGGAATATCTATATCAATATATCCTTTCACTAAAGAATCAATTACCCAACACTCTTTCCCTACATCATTTTTCCCTTTATAAACTCCATTCTCAAAGAAATCTTTCAAGCATTGAACACTACCAGAATTTTTGTCTTCTTGGGTTGAATCCATTACAACAAGATCGCGAACGTGAGGATTGGCTAACAAATTGCGAACTAAAAAGTTAATTCCCCTTGATGCACTATAAAGATTGCCAATCACAGCATAATCAGAGGGATCGAGTTTTGCGGCTACTGACTTAGCAGGAGTCCATCCTGTACAGATAGCAATATAGCCACTGCCTAAAATCAACTGATTGGGCTTGTAGATTGCATTAAACATTGGCTTTTCCCTTTTCTTTAATATTGGGTTGCTTCCAAGTTTCTATTTCTTTCGGAAATAAATCAGATTTAGGTTTCCAGTTTTCTATTTCTTCTAGAAGCAAGTCCAGTTTTGCGTTGATTTCTTCAAGAGTCATAATTGATTTTACCTCTACTTTGTTCAAAAGATTTTATTTCTGCTAATGTTTTTTTGATTGATTCTTTTTCATTGGCAAGCAATTCTCTTACTTTTTGAAAAAGAATCAATATTCTTTTGTCAATTTCTGCGATAGTTATAAGTCCCTCTTTATTTGAGAATTTTTTACGAAAGGCAAATATTAGGGATGCGATCAGAAACTTTAACAAATATACGAAAGGTTTAGCCGAGGAGATACAGGATGAGGTCTAACAAATACATGATATACCAATCCAGCTAGTTGATAAGTTCCAATGTATTGTCCTTTTTTATCTATCCAATAGCTACCAGTATAGTAAGTCAAAATATCAAAAATCCTCTTAGGTTCTTCTGTTTCTAGTAATGCCCAAAGTGTAGGAATATTATTCTGCAACTGAACGCATAATATCTTTGCGTTTAAAGGCATTTCAATCTCGCAACAAGGAGTTGTATCTATAGGGTACTTCCAGATGGTTCTCATTGGTTTTTTGGGTTAGTGTACATTGATCCGATAACCGACAACTGGCACTGTAGTATTATTCTGGTTTTGGAAAGGGATTATCATCTAATCCCCATCGATGCTTAAGAAAAGCTTTGTACATATTTTCTCTGACCATCATTTGTTCGTAAAGCTTGATCAGGAAATCCTGCGCTTGCTCTTGGCTCATTTTTTCTACCTGAGACTGAAAAGAACGAATATTGAACTGCTGTTCTAAAGAAAGTTCGATAGGTTGAGACATGATTACTCCTAAATTAAAATTCAGACTCTTCTTTTTGAGGCTCAAATCTATTGTCAAAGTCTTCCAATGTTTGTTTTAGACAGTGATAAAAGCCATTGAATTTGTCAAAGGGTTCCCAGCCTTTTTCGTGTTTTTCCAGAAGCTTTCTTGCTAACTCTGGTTCAATGGGAACATAGATGTAATCTTCTAGCGTGAATTTATCTTCCATTGTCTAATTCCTCCCAAAAATTGTCAAAACAAGTGATTTTCATCTCTAATCTTCTGTCAAATAAATTCTGAAAATTAGGATTATCAATTTCTTTTTTTATTCTATCAGAGTATTCATGTACAAAAGAAATAATGTTTTCAAGGCTGATAGCATTGTTAGCTTCATCTTGATAATATTGTTCTTTTTGAGCATCCGACATTTTATCCCAAATTTGACTTCTTAATTCTATTAAGTCTTTTTTAAGGTTTTTTATTAGATTCGCATCCATACCATAACACCTCTTTTAGATGATTATCTCTTTTTGATCGCCATTTTTTTCGAGTATTAACCGAGTATCTTTTTTTACCTGAGATTTAGCGTATAAAGCCATAAACTTTAATCCTTTGCGAATAATTTCAGCCCCGATAAATTCAACTGCTGAGATATTTCTTCGAGACGTTCTGAGCTTTTCCCACTAAACTCTATTTGAAATTGTTTGATACTCATGTTTTAGCTCTTTTCGATTATCAATTAATATCTTTTTCTGCTTGAGTTTTACCTGTCTTAACTGTATTTAATGCTTGTACAGATGCTCTTTGCTCGAAAATGTGGTTTACGCTTACCCAAAACATCTAGCAATACATCACTATCGAATAAGACTTGCTTCACTGATACTTCTCCACTAAATAATCAATATACGATTCTTTTGAGTCTTCTGAGCCTAAATCAACAACTCCCACTAAGTTTCTTGTCCAAGGATCAAGATCGCTTAAATTATCTGTTAGGGAATGAGAGTAGGTGATTTTTTGCTTTGTCTTTACTAAAACTTCCCACAGGTCGTTAGTGTGGGCTAGCTCTCTAGCCAGTTTTCTTTGTCTTTCTCTGCAATCTTTTTCCCATGATTTCTGAAATTCATCCCACGCTTTCTCGTCCCATCGTTTTTCGTATATATCATATTCGTATTGACTGTAGTCAAAGTCGTTCATTTTTTGCCACATTTCTTGTATTGTTTTTCTGAAATAGTTTTGCCTAATTTTCTTTAATTCCTCCCATACGCCATTAAAATTTGGAATAATTAATTGACTGGTTTTTATCCAATTTTTCCAGTTTGCTTGCGTGTACTTTTTTATCGGATTAACCTCGACAATTTCCTGTATAACATTTTTTAGCAGTTCAATGCTTTTAATGTCTGGACATTCTTGAATTTCAAAACCACAGTAGTTACAAAAAACTACATAACTTAATGTGGTTCCCATTTTTACTCCAAGAGATAACGAGGTTTTATGAAGCTTGGATTTGTCCATGATGTACCTCCTTTAGACAACTATTTGGCTTTATAAGTTAACTTCTTTCTAAGAAAAGCCAAGAAACCCATAGAACTACTATCGCAATATTTAACATGAAAAATGTTAAATCTATCAGTAATTGTTTTGACATAATTTTATCTTGTTTCTACAAATTTACCATAACTCAACTATACGCCTTCTTACTTGAATTGTCAAGATAATTTTGATACACTAAAATTAGAAAAATTTATATCAATACAAATGTTCGACAGTGCTATTGGAGTTGCGGGAAAGTTTCTAGAAAATCCCACAATTAAGGCTAATGCTTCTCTATCCTTTTCTGTAGCTGCAGGCTCTACCATGACTACCGATGCCGTTGGTAATCCTATTATGCGAGCATCTTCTATAGAGTCTGTAGTAATTGCTTGTTGGTTGCAACAGTCAAAACCGCCTGTGGCAGAAGTAGAAGAAGGTAGTTATCTCGATTGTGAATATTTTGAGGGAAGATTGGTAAAGCCTAAAGATTACCCGTTCCCAATTCAGGCTACAGGGGAATTACAAGTAACAATTAATAACAGAATCGGTCTTGTCAGACAGTTAAATGTGTTTGAGTCTCCGACAAGCCAGCAGCTAGGAATTGCCGCAAAACTAGGACGGAGAATTAAACTTTATGCAAGATTTGATCAGGGTAGTTAAGTGTCGGAACCCTTTAAGTAGCCGAGGTATCCTGAAACAATTGCTACGATAACATTGCCGTAGGTGTCAGTAGTTTCAGGAGTAAAGAAAGAATGAATCAAGCAGGCGAAAACAATCAAAACACAGACAATAGACGGGTCTAATTTAAGATATAACATTGCTATTATCATCCTCTATAAAAATTTTGTTTAGAATTGGTTTATCACTAATTGTTAACTTTAATTCGTCTTTCGTCCATTTTGTGAATATTGAATCGTATCCATAGATATATTTTAAATTATCGTCAACAATAACTCCTGTCTTTTTCAGTGCGTCATTAACATATTTTGCGCTGCCACAAACATTATCAGGGTCACGTCCAAAGTTTTTAATTCGCCATTCGTAAAGCATCCATACTTTGTCAGGAAAACGTGGAATTTTTTGTTCTATAATAAGTTTTTGTATATCAAAGTCCCATTCTTTTTTAGTAGTTGCGCTTTTAAATTTATTTGCACGAGCGTATCTTATTTGTTCATTAAGAGTCGGCGGAAGTGGACAGATAAAAATTGCTTTCATAATCTTATTGGGCGATACTTTTTAAATATCATTAGCAAATCATCAGGAATTGTACCAAGTTGACCAGTCCCATAATTGATTTTTGCCTCTTCAAAAGGTAATTCAACTGACGAAACACCTCTAAAAGAACCAGTATTACATACCCAATCTAAAATACGGCCAAAAGCTGCTTTTATCTCTTTTGTTTGTCGGGTATCTTGAGAGAAATCAATGCCACTGGAGTACTCCACATCAGCCTCGGAAAACTCAGGATATGGTTCACGACTATAGCCGTGATAGCCGCCATACCCCCACGATCTACCAATCGCAGTAGATAGGTGAATTTGCCCGTCTATATCGATTATGTAGTCGTTAGAACCTAAAACTTGCCAACTATCAGGAGCGATAGCCCGATTAAATCCATCGGTAATATTGCCTAATCTAGCTTTAATTATCGGAGCAGGATTGCTGATAATTGGAGTATTTATGCTGACATAAGTTAATCTAAAATTTTGGAATTTTAGATTAACTTTTAGTTTTTCTCTATGGCGGGTAATTTCTAAAGGTCGATCCGCTCCTCTATCGCCTTCGATAATTGACTGGACAAAGTAAATCGCACCAGTGACGGCATCTTCTGGTAAAGATACTGATGGTGCGAAAATAGAGAGGTCATCGATGCTAAAAATCATTAGGAAATTTTGCTCAATAGAGGACAACTGGTGTCGTTAACTGGACAAAATGGACGATGATCGAGATCAGTTCTGAGTTGACCTTTACACCGGTTACAGACTGGATAACCTAGCGCTTTCAGATTGTTATAAGTAACTTCATTGGTTCCATTTGTCAGGGGAAGGTTTTTAGTTCCACCTGTCACAGTGGGTAAAGTTTCTTCGAGGGTTTCTTTGCTTGCCATAATTGTTAGAAAGATAAAGTTTATACCGCTACATCTAGGGTGCGTAATTCAGCTACTCGTAACTGCTGAGAGGCTTCCCCAGTACCTACGGGATCAACGTCAAGAGTTTTGTAGCCGAGCCACGCTAACCAAGTTGCGCGAATCCGACGATCAAATTGAGTGACATTATCAAAAGTGATTTGAAACGGCATCCCTACACCAACACCTAACGCACCGGCTCCAATTAAATAAC